AAACTAAAAATGCTGCCAGCCTTGTTGGTAACAAGACATGGACCGTTACAAGGGACTTCCATGTAAACAGTTATAATAAAGGTGTGAGCGGTGCTAAATGGCTCGGTAAAAAAGTCAAGTTCTGGTAAAACAAAGATAAGAAAAGGAGAAAATAATGTTTTTAACAATAGGACTACTTATAGGCTTCGTGCTAGGATGGTATGTCAATGAAAAACTTGAAGATATCGTTGTTGGTATTAAACTATTAAAATTCTGGAAGTAATATTATGTTCGGATCATTGAAAATTGCTATGGTAGCAATACTAATTACTGGTATTGCAGGTGCTGGAATGTATGTGATGAAATTAAGATCAGATAATGCTACCTTAAAAGCAAATCAAATTAAACTAGAGTCTGCTGTTGCAGATCAGAAACAACTTATAGAAAATCAGAAGAAAGATTTTGAAGATATACTAGACGCAAACAATAAGATGAATGTTCTAGTAACAGCTCTTAAAAATGATCTTGATGATTTAGATAAGCGATTCAATAAAAAGAATCGTGATATAGGTAAGCTTGCTATACAGAAACCTAAACCCATAGAGAGAATTATTAATAAAGGAAGTGCTAATGCTACAAGATGTATTGAAATAGCAAGTGGCGCTGAATTAACAGAAAATGAAAAGAATGCTACAAAGAAATCTGAAATCAATCCTGAATGTCCTAGTATTGCTAATCCTAAGTACGTTGCTTACTAATTGTTCAAGTGTTAAGAAGTTAAGTATCTTTAAACAAGAAGTACCAAGAGCAGAACTTAACTTAGATAAACCTACAGCATTACAATTAGAACAAATTAAATGGATTATTATTACTAGTGAGAATGCCGATGAGGTATTTGAGAAGATGAAAGAACAAGGAATTGACCCTGTGCTATTTGGTCTCAACGACAAAGACTTTCAATTAATTGCAAAAAACTTTGCACAAATAAGAAATCAATTAAAGATTACAAATGATTTATTAGATAAATATAAAGAGTATTATGAAACACCTGTGAAAAAAAAACAACAGTAAAGGTTTCATAAATGTCAGAAGATTTAAATAAAATTCATACAAAGATAGCTCTGCTTGAAAAAGACGCCAAGACAGGTGAGCAAATTCATGCAAGACTAGAAATAGCGATAGGCAAACTATCTGATTGTGCTATAAGCATTAAGGCAATGCTGGCCACACAAGAACAGAAACTAACTAGAGCAGAACAAACAGATGATGATATCTTTATCACTTTAGAATCTCGTAGAAAAGAATGGGATAATGATCTTAAAGAACTTCACTCCAGAATAAGTAGCAATAGTAGAGAGTTAAGAGAACATCAAATACAATCGGAGAATACAATGTTAAATGAACTTCGGTCTATGAAATCACAACTATCCGAAAGAGTTGGTATATTAGAGAAGTGGAGATGGATAATCATTGGTGGCTCTATTATTATTGGATTAATGATGTCAAATCCTAGTGGAAATATATGGGATATGTTTAGTTAATTGCTTGACTTTTTCATGTTTATTTGATATAATCAATATATGTCAAGTTATATAGATACCAAATATCTAAATTTATTATCTACAAGACTTCCGAAGTTTAAAAGAAAAGCAGAATACTTATTTAATTTTAGGTGTCCGCATTGTGGTGATTCTCAGAAATCACAATCAAAAGCTAGAGGTTTTGTTTATAAGAAAAAAAATGATATGTTCTTTAAATGCCATAACTGTGGTATGGGACAATCATTAGGTAATCTAATTAAATTTATTGATCCTAATCTATACAAAGAATATATATTTGAAAGATTTAAAGATGGTAAACCTACAAAAGATAAAATTGAATTTGACTTTACACCATCAAAAGAATTAAAAACAAGAACTGCTGATGAGAAGTTATTAAATGAATTAGAATCATTTGATAAATTAGTACAGACACACCCAGCAAAGCAATTTGTATTTAAAAGACTTATACCTAAAGAACATTGGAATAAGTTTTTCTTCTGTCCTAAATTTTATGAATGGACTAATACTATTGTACCTAATAAATTTACAGATTTAAGACAAGATCACCCTAGAGTTGTAATACCTTTCTATGATAGAGCAGGTAAATTCTTTGCGTTTCAAGGTAGAGCATTTGGTAAAGAACAACCAAAATATATTACAATTAAGTTTGATGAAACTAAAGAGAAGATATATGGTCTTGATAGATTAGACTTAAACAAACCTGTTATGATAACAGAAGGTCCTATTGATAGTTTATTTTTAGATAATGCTATTGCCCTTGCTGGTGCTGACGCTAATGTAAAAATACAACCTCAACAATGTACTATGATATTTGATAACGAACCTCGTAATAAAGAAATTGTAAAAAGAATGATAAGTGCTATAAACAAAAATTTTAATGTCGCAGTATGGCCAAAATCGTTGAAATACAAAGATATTAATGATATAATAATTGCTGGTAAAACATCAGCTGAAGTACAAACTCTTATAAGTAATAATACTCATTGCGGACTAACAGCACTTCAAAACATCAATAACTGGAAAAGGATCTAATGAAAACTAGCGAGATTAACGTACTTAAGCGAAATGGTCGTGGTAAAGAACTTCTTAATATTGACAAGATTCATTCCATGGTTGGTTATGCAACCGAAGGTATTACAGGAGTTAGTGCCTCTCATGTTGAGATGAATAGTGGTATACAATTTGCAGATGGAATGAGTACAGACGACATACAACAAATTTTAATCAAGTCTGCTAATGATCTAATTAGTTTAGAACACCCTAACTATCAATATGTTGCAGCTAGACTATTGTTATTTTCCCTTCGTAAAAAATTATATCGTAGATTATGGGAGCATCCAAAATTCATAGATCAAATTAAAAATTGTATTACACAAGGCGTTTACGATAAAGATATATTAACACATTATACTGAATCTGAAATTGATAGAATGGGAATGTGGATTAACCATGAACAAGATTACAAATTTACCTATGCAGGATTAAGACAAGTAATGGATAAGTATCTAGTACAAGATAGAAGTAGTGGTGAGATTTTTGAAACACCACAATTTATGTATATGATGATTTCAGCTACACTATTTGCTCAATATCCAAAAGAAACTAGATTAGAATTTGTTAGAAAATATTATGAAGCAATTAGTAAATTTAAAATTAATATTCCTACTCCCGTTATGGCAGGTGTTAGAACACCTATTAGACAATTTGCAAGTTGTGTTTTAGTTGATACTGATGATACACTACCAAGTATCTTTTCAAGTGATATGGCAATTGGTAGATATGTCGCTCAAAGAGCAGGTATAGGTATCAACGCAGGTAGAATTAGAGGTATCAATAGTAGAATTAGAGGTGGTGAAGTACAACACACAGGTGTTATTCCTTTTCTTAAAAAGTTTGAAGCAACTGTTAGATGTTGCACACAAAATGGTGTAAGAGGTGGTAGTGCAACTGTACATTTTCCTATTTGGCATCAAGAGATAGCAGACATACTTGTATTAAAAAATAATAAAGGTACAGAAGATAATAGAGTAAGAAAATTAGATTACTCAATACAGATTTCTAAATTGTTTTATGAAAGATTTATTAAGAATGAAGATATAACTTTATTTTCTCCTAATAATGTACCAGGCTTATATGAAGCATTTGGTTTACCTGAATTTGATGAACTGTATCTTAAATACGAAGCAGATAAATCTATATCTAAAAAAACAGTAGGTGCTCAAGAATTATTTATGGACTTACTAAAAGAAAGAGCAGAAACTGGTCGTATCTACATTATGAATATAGATCACTGTAATACACATAGCTCTTTTAAAGACAAAATTTATATGTCTAATCTATGTCAAGAGATTACACTACCTACAAAACCTTTACAACATATTGATGATAAAGATGGCGAGGTTGCTTTATGTATTCTTTCTGCTATCAACTTAGGTCTATTAACTGATATGGATGAATTAGAGGACTTATGTGATTTATCAGTGAGAGCACTAGATGAAATTATAGACTATCAAGAATATCCTGTTGAAGCTGCTAAGATATCTACACAGGCAAGAAGATCATTAGGTATAGGATATATAGGTCTTGCTCATTATCTTGCAAAAAATCAAGTAAGTTATGAAAGTAAATCAGCATTAAAAATTGTAGATAAAGTAACTGAAGCATTTCAATTCTTTCTATTAAAAGCAAGTAATAATCTTGCAAGAGAAAAAACTAAATGTACATGGTTTGAAAAGACTAAATATTCAGATGGTATCTTACCTATTGATACCTATAAAAAAGACGTAGATGATATCGTAAATAGAAAATACACTTACGATTGGGAACGTTTAAGAAAAGAAATTAAAGAACACGGATTAAGACACTCAACATTATCGGCACAAATGCCAAGTGAGTCTTCATCTGTTGTATCTAACGCAACTAATGGTGTCGAACCACCAAGAGATTACTTATCAGTTAAAAAGTCTAAAAAAGGTCCACTAAAACAAATAGTACCTGAATACAATAAACTTAAAAATTTTTATACATTATTATGGGATATGAAAAGTAACGAAGGATATATTAATATCATTTCTGTTATGCAAAAGTATTTCGATCAAGCAATCAGTGGTAACTGGAGTTACAATCCAGAAAACTACAAAGATGGCGAGGTGCCTCTATCGGTAATGGCACAAGATTTATTGACAACATATAAACTAGGATGGAAAACAGCTTATTATCAAAATACATATGACGCAAAATCTGAAGTAGATGAGCCTGTACACCCAGTTGGTTGGCACGATGGTGTGGAAGAAGCACCGAAGGAAATAAAAAAAGATGAAGAAGATTGCGAAGCCTGTACCATATAAGGACTTCTTAGAAGAAACGAATAAAAGACAAAAAGAACTAGATGAATCAATGAAAGAAGCATTTAGACAAAGAGATGAAAGACTAAATAAGCAAAGACAAACTGAATCAGAAAAAATGCAAGAGGAGTTAGAACCATTACCAATGTGTCCTATGTCAAACGAATGAAAACATTTAATACAAAAAAAGTAGATTGGATGAAACAACCCATGTTCTTTGGTGAAGAGCCAAATGTGCAAAGGTTTGATCAACAAAAATATCCTATATTTGAAAAATTAAATCAACAACAGTTAGGTTTCTTCTGGAGACCTGAAGAGGTTTCTTTACAGAAAGATAGAAACGATTATCAATCTCTAAGTGAAGAACAAAAACATATCTTTACATCTAATTTAAAGTATCAAACACTATTAGATAGTGTACAAGGTCGTGGCCCATGTTTAGCATTTTTACCTTATTGCAGTTTACCTGAACTAGAGTCTATGTTAGTTGCATGGGACTTCAGTGAAACAATACACAGTAGATCATACACTTACATAATGAAGAATGTATATTCAGACCCTACTGAAGTATTAGATACTATCATTGATACACCAGAAATCATGGCAAGAGCAAAAACGGTTACGGATGCTTATGATAAGTTTATAAAATATGCTAGTCTTTATTACCTAACAGGTAAAGGTGATATGAAAGAACTTAAAAGACTTCTATACCTTACAATCATTAATGTGAACATACTCGAAGGTATAAGATTCTATGTATCATTTGCTTGTTCATTTGCGTTTGGTGAACTTAAACTTATGGAAGGTAGTGCTAAAATCATATCTCTAATTGCAAGAGATGAGAATTTACATTTAGCTGTATCTCAAAATATGATTAACAACTATCGTAAAAAAGAAGGCGATAAGGAGATGTTAAAGATTATCAAAGATAACGAACAAGAAGTTTATAAGATGTATGATGAAGCAGTCCAACAAGAGAAAAATTGGGCAACATATCTATTCAAACAAGGTTCAATGATTGGTTTAAATGATAAACTATTAAATCAATATGTTGAGTTTATGGCAAATAAAAGATTAAGATCGATAGGATTACAGGCTCAATATGATCAACCAGCATCCAATAATCCATTACCTTGGACACAACACTGGTTAAATAGTCGTGGTTTACAGAATGCCCCACAAGAAACTGAAATTGAAAGTTATGTGGTTGGCGGTATCAAACAAGATGTAGAAAAAGACAGCTTTAAAGGATTCAAACTATGATAACAAAAACAATAAAATGCGAAACTTGTGCTGCTGAGTATGAAATTAAATACGATCTTTCTGAAGACGATTTTAAAAATTTGTTTTGTTCATTTTGTGGTAATCAATTTGAAGATAAAGAAGAAGAATTTGAAGCAGTAGAAGATCGTTATGAAGATTGGAATTAATGACATGGGTATACAAAGATAACGTAGTTGAAGAACTACCTAAAGATTGTGAAGCATTTGTATATTTAATAACAAATACATCTAATGGCATGATGTATGTAGGTAAGAAGTTATCTAAATTCAAAACTACTAAACAACCACTCAAAGGTAGAAAGAATAAGAGAAGAGGCACAAAAGAAAGTGACTGGAAGACCTATTGGGGATCATCAGAAAAATTAAATGCCGACATAGAGAAACTTGGTAAAGATCAATTTACTAGACAGATA